CCGGAACATTCCCGCTGGCTCATGGGGCTCCCGCCCGAGTGGGACGATTGCGGGGTTATGGCAACGCTACCGTCGCGCCGCTCGCCACGGCGTTCGTCGAAGCGGTCAAGGACGTGATCGATGCTTGACCTTTTCCCCTACCAGCACGTCGGGGCCCAATTCCTCGCCGACCGGCCACGCGCGGGGCTGTTCGATGTGCCTGGCATAGGAAAAACGGCTCAATCTGTCAGTGCGTGCGATCTCATCGGTGCGCAGCGCGTGCTCGTCATCTGCCCGGCCGCCGTGCGTACCGTCTGGCCGACGGAGTTCCGCAAATTTCAGCGGATACCGCGGCGCGTGACCGCGGCAAAGAAGATCGACGACCTCAACCTCTGGTTGCGTGGCCGGTTCGACGTGCTGGTCGTCTCCTACGAGCAGGCGACGCGATGGGCGCCGCATCTCCAGAAGGATTTGATCGAGGCGGTCATCATCGACGAGGCCCACTATATCAAGGACGCCAAAGCCAAACGCACCAAGGCGATCCTGGGAGGACGCTGCGACGGGACCACGGGCATCGCGCGCATGGGTGGCGCGGTCTGGTTCCTGACCGGCACCCCGCATTCCAACTCTCCGACCGACACATGGACATGGCTACGCTTCTGCGGTGCCACCGAGTTGAGCCTCGCCAATTACACGAACACCTATTTCAACGCGCAACCCGGCGCGTTCAATATGAGTTTCTCCGTTCGCAAGGAGCGCGTCGAGGAACTGCGGACGATCATCCGCTCGAACAGCCTTCGACGCACCAAGGAGCAGGTAGGGCTCCAGCTCCCGCCGGTATGGCTGACGACGCAGGCGATCGAGGGAGACGACGATGGTATCAAGGCGCTCCTGCGACAGCATCCCGGACTGGATGCAGCCATACTTGATGCGGTTGAACGAGGTTCCCTATCCTTCGTCGACGCGCAGCACATCGGAACCCTCCGCAGGCTCACCGGCACCGGTAAAGCGCCCGCCTACGCCGCGCAGCTCATAGAGGAGCTGGAGACCGACGGCGCCAAGCGCGTCGTGATCGGCATCCACCGCGCGGTCCTCGACATCGTGGCGGCGGCGCTGGAGCGCGAGGGGATCGGTTACGTCCGCATCGACGGCCAGGTCACCGACAGCGACGTCCGCGAGATGATGGTCACCCAATTCCAGCTCGACCCCAAATGCCGGGTGTTCCTGGGGAATATCAAGGCGGCCGGCACGGGGCTGACGCTCACCGCCGCCTACCGAATCGACATGCTCGAATGGTCGTGGGCGCCGGCGGACAACGCGCAGGCGCTCATGCGCGTCCATCGCATCGGGCAGACGCACGAGGTCCACGCGCGGTTCATATCGCTCGCCAAGTCGATCGACGAGCGCGTCAGCGCGACCGTCGCCCGCAAGACCGCGGCGATCGCGGCGATAGAAGGTCACGAGGAAGACGAGGCGGCTTGACACCCTCCCCATCCTGTGATTTATAACAAGTTTTACAACCCAAGGAGACTGACGATGGCAATTTTCCGTTTCGAGATCGAGAGTGAAGATCGCGAAGAGATGCGCGACCTGCTCGGCGCGCTGTTCTTTATCGGCGGCGGCGGCGTGGTGCCCGAGGTTGCGGCAGCGAAGCCAGCCCGCGCCACTGGCGCCAAGAAGGCCGCTACGGCGACCGTCAAGGAGATCGAGCCCGAGGACGCTCCCGTCGTCCCCGAGACGCTCCAGGAGCCCGAAGAGAAGGTCATCTCCAAGCCGACCGCCGTCGAGGATACCAAGCCGGTCGAGACGAAGCCGGCCCCCGCGGCGGCCAGCGACGTGACGCTGGAGATGGTCAAGGCCAAGGGCACCGAGCTCATGCCGCACCTCGGCGGCGCTACCGGCGTGATCGCTTTCCTCAAGGAGACGACCAAGGCCCACGGCGGCAAGGAAATCGGCGGCTACGGCTCGCTCCCCGAGGAACTCTATGCGCCCGTCCATGCGGCGATGGAGAACAAGCTCGCGGACCTGCTGTCCGCCTGACCAACGAGAGGGGCGGTTTCGGCCGCCCTTCAACGGAGACCGACACCATGACCGCTCACGCCAAGTTCGGCGGCTCGTCCGCCTACCGCTGGTTGCAATGCCCCGGCAGCATCCGCCTCTCCGAGGGCATCGCCGACAAGGGCTCGTCGGTATATGCCGACGAGGGCACCTTCGCCCACGCGCTCGCCGAGAAGTGCTTGCTGGAGAGCGCGGTCGTCGCCGACGGCTATCTCGGCGTCGTGATCCCTCACCAGACGCTCGCCAGCAAGAAGCCTGTCACGCAGGAGATGATCGACGCGGTCAATGTTTACCTCGCCGCGGTATGGGCAGAGGTCGATCGCGACGACATCACCTATCTTTGCGTCGAGGAGCGCTTCGAGTTGGCGATCCCCGGCGCGGAGGGCGAGGTCTTCGGCACCAACGACGCGACGACCTTTTCCCACGTCACCGGCAAGCTGACGATCTTCGACTACAAGCACGGCCAGGGTAAGGCCGTGTTCGCCCGCGACAATCCGCAGCTCAAATTCTACGCGGCCGGCGCGGTGTCCAACCATCCCGAATGGGAGGTCAAGTCGATCGAGCTGGTCATCGTCCAGCCGCGCTGCACGATGCACGACGAGCGCGGCGGGGTTGACCGTTGGGAGATGCCGATCGACGAGCTGGTCGACTTCCCGTGGAACATAGAGGTCGCGGTCAAGGACGCCAAGTCCGACGCCCCGACCTTTGCCGCCGGCACCCAATGCGACTGGTGCCCGGCCAAGGACGTCTGCACCGTGCGCGAGAAACTGTTCCTCGCAGCCGCGGCGCTGGAGCTGGAGTCTTTATCCCAATTAGGCCCTATGGACCTCCCGACGTTGGAGATTACCGTAGACGACATTAGAGATGAGGCAGAGCGGTTCAAAAACGTTACGCATATGGCCGCTATCTTACATGCCTACGATCTCTTCTTGACCCCATGGGTGAAAGGCATCCGCGAGAAACTCGACGCGATGGTCATGGCGGGCGACACGGTCCCCGGCCGCAAGCTGGTCGAGAAGATCGGGTCGAGGAAGTGGGTTGAGGCAAAGACCCCCGAGTTGCTCGACACGCTCGACATGTACGGCCTGCCCCTCGACGAGGCGATGCCGCGCAAGCTGCTCAACATCACCGGCATGGAGAAGGCGCTCAAGCATCTTCTCGACGTCAAGACCTTCACCCAGGCCAAGAACGACCTCACGGTCAACTTCATGGTCAAGGAATCGAGCGGCCTTACGGTCGTCGATGAAAGCGATCGACGCCCTGCGGTCGCTGCCAACGGAGACATGCAGGGCTTTGTTTTCGAGACGGAGGAATAGAGATGTTGATGGCAGATACGAAGATGTCGGACGCCTGGATTGCGGATATGTGGAAGAAGTTCCCGTGCCGCCCATCGCCGACCGTGGAAGGCAACTTCCTCACCGGCCCCGTTCGCCTGTCCTACCCCAAGCTGTTCGAGCGCGGTAAGGCGCGCAAGGACGGCTCGCAGGGCGACTATGGTGTGCTGGCGCTGGCCCCCGAAGGCGCCGACATTTCCCTCCTCGAGCGCGCGTGCGCGGATGCGATCATCGCCAAATGGCCGAACGCCGGTAAGCCCGGCGGCCCCAAGGTCAAGCGTGCGATCAAGGACCAGGAAGACCTCCAGGGGCGGCCCGGCACGATGGCGGGCTCGAAGATGTTCAACGCCAACGCCAAGAAGCAGGCGCCGGGGATCTTCGACCACTTCAACAAGAAACTGGAGAACCGCGACGCGGTCTATCCCGGCTGTTGGGCGATCCTCGTCGTGCGGCCCTACACCTATGACGTCGACAACCAGAAGGGGGTCACCTTCGGCCTCCAGTCGGTCACCATCCTGCCGATCGAAGACATCGACATCGGCACGGGCACGTCGGGCTCGGCGAAGGAATATGAGGGCATGGACCTCTCGGGCTTCGCCGACCCCAATGCGGTGTTCGGGGCGGGTGGTGACGCAGGCGAGGACAAGGCCGCGCTCGACGAACTCTACGGCTGATCGTGGCCGCGTCCACGAAGGACGGGACGGTGAAGGTGTCGTGCGACAAGTGCGGCACCTTAGCCCCTCCCGCCAAGACCATCCTCAAGGCGCACGGGTTGATCCGTCTCGGCTGGTATTGCAGCGGCGGGACGCATCTCTGCCCGGGGTGCCCGCATCCGGGAGGCGGCTATGGCCGTATTTAAGATGGGCGGTGTACATGCCAGCGCTGGTGCCAAGGAAACGCAGAAAGGTTGGGTGTCAGTTCATCAAGTCGCCGGAGGTGTTCAACTTCGGGTTCCGGCCGATCATTGGCCGATCATGACCGTCGAGGAGGCCTTGTCTCTTGCCGGCCAGATCATGGCCCTTGCGCAGAACTACCCGAACAAATGACCGTCTCCTCCCTTGATTACGAGACGCGGTCGCCCGTCGACCTGCGCGCCTGCGGGCTGTTCGTTTATTTCGAGCATCCCGCGACCAAGGCCCTGTGCCTTGCGTGGCGCGTGGGCGCGGACAGCGTACAGGGGTGGGAGCCCGGCGACCCCGACCCCGAGCCGCTGCTCCAGTACATCCGCGACGGGGGCATCGTGCGGGCTTGGAACGTCGCCTTCGACCGGAACTGTTGGAACACGCAGGCGCCCGCCCATTGGCCCCGTCTCCCGATCGAACAAACGGAGTGCGTCATGGCGCGCGCCGCGGTGATGACCTTGCCGCAGTCGCTGGAGATGGCGGGCAAGGTGCTCGGCGCACGCATCCAGAAGGACAAGGAGGGCGCTGCGATCATGAAGCGGCTGTGCGCCCCCATCCACACCGGCGACTGTCACGCCTGCGGCGGTGTAGGCATAGATTGCCCCGAGTGCGTCGGCGGCGTCGAGTATATCTTCGAGGAAGACCCGAAGCTCCACGCGCGCAACCTCGCCTATTGCAAGGTCGACGTCGCCTCCGAGCGCGAGATCGACCACGCCATCCCGCGCCTGACGCCGTCCGAGCGCAAAGTGTGGATCTTGGACCAGAAGATCAATGAGCGCGGCGTCATGGTCGACGTGCCGCTGGTCCGCAAAGCGCTGGCCGCGGTCACGCTGGCAGTCGGCCGCGCCGACGAGCGCCTTGCCGAGATCACCGGCGGCGACGTCACCAAGGCGTCGCAGGCGGCCCGCCTGCTGGCATGGCTCGGTAAGCGCGGGATCGTGGCGGGCAGCATGAGCAAGGGCGCGCACGCCGAGCTGCTGGTCTGGTCCGATCTCAACGAAGACCCCGTCGCGCGCGAAGCGATCGAGCTGCGCCGCGAAGCCGGCAAATCCTCCAACGCCAAGTTCAACGCGATCCTCAATCAGGTCTGCGCCGACGGGCGCGTGCGCGGGTCGCTGCGCTACCATGGCGCCTCGACCGGCCGTTGGGCGGGGTCGGGCATCCAGCCGCAGAATTTCCCGCGCGCGGGCAAGATCGCGCAGGTCAAGGAAGCGCTCGAGATCATCCGCTCGGGGAAGACCGCCGAAGCGATCGTCGACGGCATCGAACTGGAGATCGGGCCCGCGCTCGGGCTACTCTCGCGGTGCCTGCGCGCGATGCTCATTGCAGCACCCGGCACGCGCTTCATGGGCGGCGACTATTCCAACATCGAAGGACGAGTCAATGCGTGGTTGGCGGGAGAAGCCTGGAAGATCGATGCCTTCTCGGACTTCGACAAAGGAGTGGGCGCTGACCTTTATATTCGCGCTTATGCTGCTGCTTTCGATATACCTGAACACCTAGTCGACGACCACCAGCGCCAGATAGGCAAGGTCATGGAGCTGTCCATGGGCTACCAGGGCGGCTGGCGCGCCTTCGAGAAGATGGGCGCCAACTACGGGGTGTCGGTCGGCAAGGAGCGCGGCGAGGAACTCAAGCGCGCGTGGCGCGCGGCGCATCCGGAGATCGAGCGGAGCTGGTACGAGCTCCAGCAAGGCGCGATCGACGCGGTGAACTACAAGGGCTCGACGGTGACCTGCCTCGACGGCAAGGTCTCGTACAAGGTGCAGGGCAACGCGCTGTGGTGCCTGCTCCCGTCGGCCCGCCCGCTGGTCTATCTCTCCCCGCGTATCGTCGAGGGGACGATATGGGACGAGGACGCCGAGGCGTTCGTGCCCACGGGGAGACCTCAGGTCGCCTTCATGGGTACGGAGAGCGCTACGAAGCGCTGGACGCTCCAGCGGCTCTACGGCGGGCTCCAGTGCGAGAACATCGTGCAGGCGACCGCGCGCGACGTCCTGGTCCACGGGATGCACGCGCTGGAAGAGGGCGGCTACCCGACGGTGCTGACCATCCACGACGAAAACCTCAACGAGGTGCCCGACGGTTTCGGTAGCCTCGACGACTACACCGCGCGCATGGTCCGCAAGGATCGTTGGTATCGCGATCTCCCCGTCGCCGTGGCGACGTGGGAAGGTCCGAGATATGGATTGAACAAATGAGCCATTGGGAGAAATCGAAGGGTGCTTCCGACGAATGGTACACGCCCGCCTATATCTTCGAGGCGCTCGGCGAACGGTTCAATCTGGACGTGGCGCACCCGGCTGTCACTCATCCGATCACGCCGTGCGGCGTTTGGTATGACGATCACGGTCTCTATCGGGACTGGATAGGCTTCGTATGGATGAACCCGCCGTTTGGCGGTCGTAATTCCCTAGAGCGGTGGCTTCGTCGGTTCTTCGATCACGGTAACGGGATCGCGCTGACGCCGGATCGCACGTCGGCACCGTGGTTCCGAGAAGCGTGGGGGCGCGCAGACCTAGCCTTGTTTACGCCAAAGGTGCGATTCATCCGCCCCAATGGCTCGACCGGGGATTCGCCTTCCAATGGCACAACCCTTTGGGCGTCTGGAGCCAGAGCCGTTGAGGCTCTGCGACGCGCCCGCTCTCTCGGCATCCTCGCGAAACCGGAAAGACTATGACCGACCTCACTCCTCGCCAAGCGTCCCTCGTGTCGTTGTTCGCCGAGCCCTGCGCCGACGTCAGCATCGAGATCCTCTTCCGCGAGTTCTTCGACCGCGCGCCCGAGCCCCACATGGAGCGCCGCGCGATGCAGCAACAGCTCGGGCCGTATATCAAGGCGATCAACGATCGCGGCGGCCCGGTCCGGATCATCCCCGGCGTCGCGCGCGGCACCTATCGCCTGATCCGGAACTGACCTCGTGGCGATGGTCGACCATGCGCTCGCGCTGGCCGCGCGGGGGATACCGGTCTTCCCCCTCGTCAAGGGGGGCACGACGCCCCGCGACAAGGGCTTCTACAATTTCGCGACCACCGACCCCGACAAGGTGCGCCAGCTTTGGGGTTCGGGGGAATGGAACGTAGGCGTCTCGACCGGCAACGGGCTGGTCGGCGTCGACGTCGATGTAAAAGGAGGCAAGGATGGATTGGCTTCGTTCGATCTGGCAGGCTTTTCTGCTGAAACGTTTACAGTCGTCACTCGCTCGGGCGGGTTTCACTATTATTATCGGACGAGCACCGACGTCCGCAATGCCGCAGATATGCTTGGACCCGGGTCGGGACTGGACGTTCGGGGGCATCACGGCTTCCTTGTCGGCCCCGGGTCCGTCACAGAGTCGGGGAGTTATCGAATTGAACGTGAAGCTCCAGTCTTACCTTTAGAGGGCCCTTGCCTCTCCCTCCTCAAGACCACGCACAGGGCCCGTACGCGCCGCCAAGACGTCCCCGACGACGAGGCGGCTAGGGTAGCGGCGTCCGCCTATCTGATCGAGGCTCCTGCGGCCGTACAGGGCCAGTCCGGAGACGCGACGACCTTCAAGGTGGCGTGCGCGGTGCGCGACTGCGGTGTCGGCCCCGACACCTGCCTCGACCTCATGCTCGACGAGTGGAATTTCCGCTGTGTGCCCCAATGGGAGCCCGAAGCCTTGGAGCAGAAGGTCTTGAACGCCTACGCCTACGCGTCGGGGAGCGGGGTCGAGCAGTATCCGGATGGCCCGGGGCCGATCGACATCATCCCGCCGACCGGCGCCGAAGGGCGTGCCTGGTATCGCCATGGCGACCCGTGGATATCGAACCATCGTTGGCTGATCTACAAGACCCTCCCCGCCGTGGGCGTCGCGCTGCTCGTCGGTCCGTCAGGATCGGGCAAGTCCTTCCTTTCGACCTATCTTTCCGAGTGCGTTGCCACGGGGCAGGACTTCTTCGGTAACGAGGTCGAGGAGCGTGGCGGGTCGATCATCCTCGCCGGCGAGGCCTTCACGTCGCTCGCGCCCCGGTTGAGCACGCTCGGGGGCGGCAAGCCGCTACCGATCAGCGCGACGCCCGTCGACCTGCTCCGCGACGCCGGCAACTGGCATCGGATCATCCAGGCGATCGATCTGGAGCGCGCCTACATATTGGGCCAGCACGCTATGCCGGTCCGCATCATCACCGTGGACACCGTACCGGCCGCCGGCCTGCTCGAGGACGAGAACGACAACGTCGAGGTGACGGCGATGATGAAGATGAAGCTCGCCAAGCTCGCCGAAGCCTACCAGTGCCTCGTCATCGCCCTTGTGCATCCGCCCAAGAGCGGCGGCCCCGACCCGCGCGGCGGCGGCGCCTTCCGGGGCTCGGCGGATTATGTCCTGCACGTCGACCGGGTCGGCAAGGCCAAGGCGCGGCGGCTGGAGATCACCAAGTCGCGTGACGACAGCGAGCGCGTGCTCGGCGGCTTCACGCTGCGCGTCGTCGAGGTCGGCCGGGACCATAAGGACCGGGCGATCGAGACCTGCGTCGTCGAGGCGTCGACGGAGGCGCCTCGGGGGCGAGCGCCGGCGGGGTATGAAACCTTCATGGGCATCGTCATGTCCTGCGTCACCGACACGCGGGCAAGTCTTCGCATCCATGTCGGAGACGACTATACCGACGAGCAATTCGAGAAGCTCTACGCCTACGGTTTGGGCATCGACTATCAGGAGGACGACCATGGCATCATCTCTCGTACCCCCCTCAACCTTGAAGCCTGATCCCGACGGCGTAACGCTGATCGCGGACTTCGAGCAGTATTGCGGGCGTGCCTACAAGCCGATCCCGACCGACCCCTGGACCATCGGCTACGGCTATACAGGCCCCGACGTGCACCCCGGGCTGGTGTGGACGCCGGCCTATGCCTGGACCCGTCTTCTCTCCCGGGTCAACGATGCGGCGGACAGCGTGCGCGCGCTGCTCACCGGGCCGACGTCGCAGGCGCAGTTCGACGCGCTGGTGTCGCTCGGCTACAATGTCGGCGCGGGCGCGCTGCACGGGTCCGACATCCTCGCCATGCACAACCGGGGCTTGTGGAGCCACGCCGCGTCGCAGTTCCCCTTGTGGGACCATAGTGGGGGGCACGTCGTCAACGGTCTGCTCGCGCGCCGTATCAAGGAGCAGACACTCTATCTTTCCGGGAGCCCGACATGACCGACACCGTCTTCAAGCTGCGCGCGGTCGACCCGCCGAAGGATGCGCCAACGCTGACCGACCAGCTTCGCATCCTCGCCAACGCGATCGAGGAAGGCGGCGACGCTCCCGATACCCTGCTCGTCATCACGCTCGGGGCGAAGGACGGCTTCACCTTCCTCGGGCACTCGACGATCGGCGCCGACCCCGGACCGTTCGCCCACATCGGCGTCCTCGAAGCGGTGAAGAAGTCTATCCTTGGTGGGTGAGCACGCGTCGGGTCGTCTTGATGTCGTCGAGGATCGACCCGAGCTTGTCCGCGGACTTCTTCTTCATGGCGCTGGAGTCGACGCGCATCGCGGCGGTCATCATGCTCGACATGACCTGCTGCTTGGCGACCATGACCCGGATGAAATTGGCGTCGTCCTTGTCGAGGTCCATGTCCATGACCTGCTTGGCGAAGGCGAACACCTGATCGAGGATCGCGTTGAACTGCTCGGGGCGTTCGCCCTTTAGAAGGTCAAACCGGTCGCGAAGCCCATCGCCTGCAAGACCGGGATCTGCTCCTTCAAGCGGCTCCCGATGTCGTTGCGCCAGAAAGGGCTGTTCGGCATCTCGATCGTGTTCAGTATTCGATACGCGCGTGATCGCGCCCGTCGCACGGTCTCGCCTGTACCCGATGCCACCAGAACGTAGTCGCCCGCCGTCACCACGCATGGAACCGTCACCACCTTCCCGTCTATATCGTGGGGCGCCTCGCCCGCCATCACCTCGCAGAAGTGGACGTTGTGCTCCATCGGCGGCTTGATACCGTAGATCGGGATGCCGGTCACCTCCTTCAACGTGAACTTGGAGAAGGGGAAATCGGGGATCGCCATCACCACGCCGATCGCGACGCTATCCATCTCGAAGGGGTTGCTGTCGACGCCGTCGGCAAGGTCGCGCAACCATTCCGCCGGGTCGCCCGCGAGGAGCGCCTGCTGGATGTTGAAGGTCGGCCAGCCGGGGCGCATGGTGAACTCCAGCGGCCACGGCGTTCCATCCTCGTCGATGATGCAGTTGACATCGCAGTAGCCGACGTACCCGATCTTCTGGAGGTGCTTCTCCATGGGCTTCAATACCAGGTCGGCCAGCTTCGACACCGCCACCACGCGGACGACTGTACCCATCTCGCCGGTCGCCGGGCCGGTATCACCTGCCATGAGCTTCTTGAATTCCCAATTCTCATGCCAGCCCCTGTTGAACCCGTGCGGACCGAACCACCCGCCGACGGCCATCTCAACGCCCTTGACCCGCTCCTGGAGGATGAAGGCACCCTTGTGGCGCTTGGCGCGCTTCCACCGCTCCAGCATATAGACCATGTCGGCCGCGCTCTTGGCGACGTAGGTCAAGGACTTGTCCGGCTCGTCGCCGCAGGGCTTCGAGACGAAAGCGCGGCCCTCGCGCTTCACATAGGCGATCGCGTCGTCGTAGCGGCTGAACTCCTTATAGTCCGCGACCTTGAGCCCCGCCTTCTTCATGATCGCCTGCCCCGCGTTGCGGTCCAGCTCCCACGCGGCGGCCTCCATCGTGGCACCGATGACGCGGATACCCTCGCGCTTGCGCCAATGGTCGATCATCTGGATATGCTTGGTGTTGTCGGTCAGGAGGACGATGTCCGCCCACCGCATCCACTCCATCCAGTCGTCGACAATCTTCGACTTGGGGCCCAACATCCCCTTGCCGATGTCGAGCGCGCGCCCGTGCCTGCGGATATACCAGCGGACTTCGTGCCCGTGGTCTTCGACCCGCCCCACCCAATCCATGCAGAAGCCGGCGGGGTCGATGACCAGGATCTTCATACGATGCTCACATGGACATGGCCGCCGGTCGCGTTCGCCGACGGGTGGTTATACTCGTCGATGACGTGCGCCGAGAAGCCCTGCGCCTTGAGGTTGCGGCGCAGCGTCGCCACGAAGTCTGCCGCGGCGGCGCGCCCTCCCTTGATCGTGAAATCCATCGCGCGGCCCTGCCCGTGGACATCGGTCGCCGGGTGGTAGAGGTCGTTCTCCGCGGTGATCTCCTTGAACCCATGGAGGCCGGTGACGTAGTCGACGATCGGTTTGAACTCGGGGCGGATGTTACCGCCACTGGTCGCACCCGGCTTGATCGCCGGCCCCTGCCGCTGCGACGGGTCCGCCCACGAGGGAGGGCCGGGCGCTGCCCATGAAGGGGTTGCGTCCGCGGGTTCCGTCGACTGCTCGCTCCGCGCCTCGCGGCGCGCGTCGCCCTTGAGCTTCGCCTTCCACTCGCGACCCTCGTACTTCTGCGTGTTGCGCGCGACGCCGTCCGGGTCTTCGAGGTAGGAGGGCGCCTGCTTCATCCCGAGGAAGTGGCCAAGTGGGCCGATCTTGCTGTTCGCGTTCGGCGCCCCCTTGCTCTCCAGCGATATGGGCGCGCCCGCGTCGAGCAGGAACTTGCCGATGTCGACCGGGCGGTCGAGCCCCGCCTGCGCGGTGTCGGTCGTTGGCGCCACACCGCGGGGACGGACGATGGGGCGGCCGAAATAATCCTTGTTCGACCATAGCTGCATCATCGCCGACAGCGCGGGGTTGGCCTTGTTCTCGATTGCGGTCTGCGGGTCGTTGTGGAAGGCCAGCACGTCCTTCATGTACCCGGGCATCATCACGCGCTCGGGCTGGCCTTTGGCGTCCGTCCCCCCGGTCCGCGCGGCGAGATAATCCGCCCCGGTCGGTTGCTCACCCGTAGCCATGCGGGTGTAGACTCCGTTGAGCACCGCTGTCGTGGCCGCCAGCGCGCCGGCATAAGCGACCGGGTCGGTTACGCCCTTGCCACTCATGAGGCCCTTCATGCTATCTCCTAGCCCCGTGGCGGCCCCATGGGCGAGGTGCGCGGTGCCGAAGTCCCACGAGGGGGAGAGGAGCAGGAGCTGGCCCGCCTGCGTCATGGAGCGGTGCCAGAACTGGTTGTCGGTGACCATCTCGCCGAAACGGTTGTCGATGCTGTCGACGATCTTCTCGGCGACGTGCTGCGCCTCCTTGGTGGTCGCATTGGGATTGAGCTTGTACCACGCGCCCATCTCGTCGGCGAAGGCGCCCGCCTTCACGCGCGGGATGTACTCTTTGAAGATAGGCGCCATGGAGGTTTCGAGCAGCTTCGCGCCGAGCTCGATCGACTTGCCGGCCTTGCCGAGCACACCGTTGGCGTCGCCGACCGCGCGCACCGAATCCATGAGGTCGCGCTTGAACGTGCCGCGCTTGAGCGCCTGAAAGAAGTCCGCGCTGTTCGAGTTCGAGCTGTAGAAGCGGTCCATCGTCGCCCGGCCACCGGCCTCCGTGTACGCCTTGGCGATGCGGGGATCGAGGCCCTTCGAGATGGTCGGGTCGAGGATCTCGGATCGCAGCTTGCTCCCTGTCACCGCCTTGGTGATCGGGGAGAGGGGCGCCTTGGCGAGTTCCTTTCCGGCGGTCAGCGCCGAGCGCCCCGCGCCGCGCAGGTCGCCGGCCGCCGCTTGCCCCGGTACGCGCGAGACGGCCTTGAAGGCGTCCTTCACCCCGGAGACGATACCCTCCTGCCCCATCGTCATGGCGTGGAAAGCGGACAGCGAGAGCTTGGCCTGCGTCAGCGTGTTGGCCGCCTTGCGCGCCCCCTGGTAGACAGGGCCGCCGAGCGTCCCCTCCAGTCCCTTGGAGACGTGATTATTGTAGATGCGCGCGGCGTTCTCGGGGGCGGCCAGTACTTCGCGGGATGCCTGCGGCTTGCCGTCGGCGATGAACTTGCGAGTGCGCGTCTCGAAGGGGCTGGTCTCCGATCCGAGCCGCTTCCAGTCCGGCGGGATGGAGCGCTCTGGCACCCATTTGGCGATGCCCTTGTCGAGCATCGAGTTGCGGATGTCGTGCGTCGCGAGGAAGCTCGCCATGTTGTCGACGTAGGCGCGCGTCGCGTCGAGCGGATTGGTGAAGACCGGGGTCAGCCCTGCCTTCAAGCCTTCCTCGTAGCTCGGGATGGTGCGCGCGCGCAAGCTGCGGCTGCTCCCCTGCACCCCACCGCCGTAGCCGGTCTTGCTCAAGGCCGTCTGCACGTCCTTGGGCGGGTTCTTCCACAGGCGCGCGTAATAGTCGTTTACGAACGCCGGCCCTCCGTTGTCGCTATCTCCGAGCACGTTTTCGATGCGAGAGCGGTAGCGCATATTGGTGTCGCGAATGGCGTCGGCGGCGGCCTGGTACTTGGAAGGGAGCTTGACCGAGCCGGTGCTGCGCGTGTCGATGTACCGCGCCAGCAGATGCTGGTCTTCGACGGGCGCGTTGCCGACCACCGACTGGAGCTTGCGCGTGTTGAGCGCGTGCATGTCGGCGTCGGCTTCGGCGCGCCTGGTCCCGATCGCCATGCGGTGCAGCGACGCGGTGTCGTGCGCCTGGCTGTCGACCCCGGCGGGGTTGAGGAACTTGCCGGCATAGGCCGAGCCTTCCTTCACGCCGCCGCTGATCTTGCTCATCAGCTTGTTGGCCCCGGACAACTCACCGAGCGGCAACGCCCCGGCGACGAGATCGGAGGCGGTACTGGCGCGTAGGCCGGTGGCGGCCTGCATGTCCCGTCCCAAGCCCGAACCCTTGATCGCGCCGCCGACATAGCCGATCGGCACACCCAAGGCGGACAGCGCGGTCTTACCCGCATGGAGCAAGGAGGAATCGTTCTCACCCGCCGTCTTGTGGAAATCGCGAGCGGCCTGGTTGCCTTCTTCAAGCGCGCCGGTCACCGCACCCTTGCCGGCCGCATAGAGCCGGCGAGGCGCCCCCATGATGCCGTCCTTGTGGTCGGCGGCATAGTCGGCACGCGCGGCGGCGCGACGCTGCGGTAGCCCCGTCAGCTCATCGACCACGCGGTCCTTGACGCCCGAGAAAAAGTCACCGACTTCCGCGAGCATACCGGGTGGCGCGCGTGAAGGCTTGGGCGGGGGCGGCGCGGGCGCGGTAGGCGCAGCCCATGCGGGGGGCGCGTCGGTCGCAGCCCAGCTAGGCTTGTCGACCATGGCTACCGGGCAGATAGCGCGGCCATGGCGGCGCCTTGCCCGTACTGCTTATCGAACCCGGCACGGTTCTGCGGGGTGTTGTGCTTCTTGAGATAGTCGAGATCGCCCGCCGAGGCCGTAGGCTTACCGCCCCCGCCTCCCATGGGCGCGTCGGGATGCGGAGGCTTCTGCCCGGCGGTAATTGCGGCGGCGTTCTCGCGGGCGGCCCGGTTGGTGCCGGCAATACGCTCGCGGCTGGCATCCGTAGCGCCCGCCGTCTGCGAGCGCTTGTCCGCGCCATATCGCTGGGTGGCGTCGTGGCCGGCGCCGACCTTCTCACGAGAGCCCGCGCCGATCTGCGCGGACTGCACTCGCGCGCCTGCGTTGGTGCCCGCCACCCGTTCGCGGCTGGTGGCGCCTACGTCGGCGGCGTCGGTTCGCGCGGCGTCGTGTCCGCTCGCGATCTTCGACATCACTTCCATCTTGTCCGTCAGCATCTTCATTTGCGCTTCCATCGCATCCTCGCGCGTCTGCGAGGCAAGGATGGATGCTTGGTGCCGCTGGTCGATGGCCGCCATCTGGACCTGCGCTTGGAGGTACGCCTTGTCGTCGCTCGACACCCCCTTCAACATGGCGACGCCCTGGTTGACCGCGCCGAGAAGGTTCTTCGGAGAGATCCCCGGGTTCGCCTTCTTGATCCGATCCGCCATCGACTTGATCGTGCCCGCCGAGTCCTGCCCGAACACGCCGGAAGGGGTGAGCAGGGTGGGCGTCGGGGCAGGCGCTGCGCCCGCGCCGGGCTGCGGAGACGGCGCGGCCGGGGCAGGCGCGCCTCCCCCCATCGGCGAGGGGGGCGCACCCATGCCGGGAACAGGGGCGCCGGGGGCAGGCGGTGCGCCACCGCCGGGCGCGGGCATGGGTGGGCGCGCCATGGGCGCAGGAGGTCCGCCTCCACCCATCGGTGAAGGAGCGCCGCCCATCGGAGGCGCCCCGGGGGCGGCAGGCGCGGGCGGCGCGCCAAGCGGGGCCGGCGCCCCGCCGCCTGCCATGATGCCGTTGAGCGCCGCGACGCCTTGGCCCTGCTGCTGCTTCTGCTGCGAGGCCTGGAGGAGCGCTGCGATGAGAGGTTGAATACCACCGCTGAACTGCTGGAGCCCACGACCGATACTGCTCATAGCCCGAGATCCCCGAAGACCGTACCGCCCCCACCGGTCGACGCACCGCCAAGCTGCCCGAGCGTGCCGAGCAGCGAACCGAGTCCGCCCATGAGGCTCGACTGGTTGTTGTACTCGGTCGCCTGATCGTCGATCTGCGTCGCGTTCTGGCCGATCCCGAGATACTGGCCGAAGCCGCTGGTGTCGGTGGCCTGCTGGCCGTTGATGCTGGTCAGCGCCGAGACCAAGGCCTGGAGCTGCGAAGACGCCGCCGTCTGCTGGTTGTTGTAGACGTCGGCGCCGAACTGCCCCGTGGTCGAGAGCGTGTCGAGCGCCTTGCTGGCGTCGCCGACATAGTCGGAGTTGAGCGTGTTCGCATCGCTCACTCCGCTGTTGGTGAACCCCATCGACGACGTGAGCGCGGAGAGCAGGTTGCTCAATCCGGAATTGGTCGAGGTCTGCGCCGAGCCGAGCAGGGTCGCGAGGTTGTTGACCCCGGTCGACGACGCGCTGTCCATGAGCCCGCCCACGCCGGTCAGCGCCGACGTGGCACCGCCCAAGCTGGAGTTGCTCGAGCCGAGCAGGCCTTCGATACCCGTGGCGCCGGCGAGCTGGCGCGCCTGCTGCTGGTTCTGCCAGTTGAGGTTGAAGTTCGTCGCAGCGTCGGACGCCTGCCCGGCGGCGAACGGCGAGCCCGCAAGACCAGCCGCCGCCGACTGCGCCTTGCTGGTGTCGGTCGCGGTCTGGAGCTGCTGGTTGTAGAGGGCCGACTGCGGGTCATAGCCGCTCTGGACGAGGCTCGGGATCAGCGAGTTCGCGGTCTGCGCATTCTGTCCATAGGCCGCCATGATCTGCGGCAGGTAGCTCGCCCCGGCGTCGTAGACGCCATTGGCTTGGCCGACCGCCGTCGGGGCGTAGCCGGCCGCCGCGCCAGCCAGGGCGTTGGACGTGTTCGATGCGCCGACGCCCGCACTGGTCGCCGCTCCGGAAGAGGCCGACGCTTGCCCGAGAATGCCCGGGATGAGGTTGGCGAGGCCGGTCCCCAGCGACGTCTCGTTCCCCGCGGTCGCGGCACCCTGCGTCGCGACGTTCTGCGCGCTGGTGAGAGCCTGCGAATAATAGGGGTTGTTGAGCGTGTTGTTGTAGAGGCTGGAGAAGCCTTGGTTCGCCGTATTATAGAGGCTGTTCATATTCGCGGCGTTGGTCGACAGCCCCGAATAATACTGCTGATCGGCGCCTGCCTGGTTCGCAGGCTGGTATGCCATCGGCGCGTCGCTACCACCCATCACAGCAACCTTGAATAGACGTCCTCGTCGTGACGATAGCCCATGCGGGCCAGCATGTCACCTATGGTCGAGGTCTTGGCGTGGCCGACCATGACGTGTCGCTTCGAGCGGTACATGACCTTCTCGACGCCGAGCTGCTTCAAGAGCTGCTCGGTGCCCCGGACAAGTCGAACGCCGGCAAACCCCCGCTCGTCCCGATCCAAGAAGATGACATCGTTCACCGCATGAATCGTATGGCGGTAATGAATGTGGGGCGTAACGTGGAAGGCATTGTAGCCGATCAGCCTCCCGTTCTTCCGCAGCGCTGCGGTCCATAGAACCTCTTCCCTCTGGAGACGGAAGGCACGCTCCCAATCGGGAGCGAGCGGGATCTCCATCTTGTCGCACGCGACCTCCTCCCAATGCGCCGCGAGAAGGTCTTCCACGCCATCGTCGAGAAGCTGCTGGAGCGGCTCCCAATCAAGCGTCAGGCTGGGCATAGCGCTTCTCGGCGACCGCGATCGACAGCATCATCATGACATGGGCGGCGGTGGTGTCGTCGCGACTGTCGACCCCCGACAGGCTCTTCTTCGCCGCAATGCCGAGTTGCTCCGTTGCCGAGCGATGCAACCATCTGACGATGGCGTTTTCGGCGGCGTCACGCTTCGAGCGCGACGAGGGCTTCGGCGTCGTCATCGGTTTCTCCTTGGTCAGGGGAGACCAACTCTGTCACCAATTCGACCAGCGGGCAAGGCCCGAGGTTGATCGCCGAGTGCAGGATGCGATGCTCGACCAGGAGCAGGTTGCCGACGGCCGGGCAGATGCTCATGCCTCCCGAGAACAGGAACCCACCCGGAGACGGGTTGAGACAGATATGGACGCGATGCACCGGCGCCGGATCGGTATGCCAATCGATGCGCCCGCCAGGCGCGATGCTGCGCACGAAGACATCGCCGAAGCTCGGCGCCCTATTCCCGAACAACGGAGCGGCCTCGTTGCGGAGCCTCGTGAGAAAACCCTTCGCGGCCTTCCACGGCTTGTCGTTCTCGACGTCGCGCCCCTCGTGCCGCAGCCAGAAGTGCCGTACATCGTGGTCGACAACGTCGCGGCTGTCGACCATGTCCTTCGCGAATATCATCGTGAAGGAACCCGACAGCCGCGCTACGTCGAGGAACCCAAGTGGTCGGATCATACCTCGCGGGGGCCCAACGTCTTGGGGCTGGCGGCGACGTTGCCGCGCGTGGCGCCATCGTTGACGTGGCCGCTGCCGGGCCGCATGCCGCTGTCGCCGGGAAGGCTATGGTTGGTCAGACCCTTGTGCAGGTCGCCGACGGTCTTGTTGCTGCTCTTCATCATAGGCTCCTAGCAAGGCGTTCAGCACGGCAGACTCCTTGAGGCCGCCCTGTTGCGCCATAACACGAACGATCGAGTTCTGGAAATTGATGAATTGCCGGTGGACGCCGTCGAGCTTGGCCTCGTAGGCGTTCCGCATATCGATCATCTTCCCCTCATAGTCGTTGCGTACCGACGTAATCTGCCGCTGGCACTCCTGCTCCCCTGCGTCGAGCTTGGCTTCGAGCTGCTCGATGCGCGTGTCGAGGCGCGCGTTCTGCGCCTGCCGCGTCTCGCCCAAGAATTTGACGTAGGGGAACAGCCCACGCAGAAGCGCGCCCGCCAAGAACCCGGCGATCGTCCACACCCCGTAAGCCGTCGGACCCCAAGGGTTGACAGGCACGGTCTTGGTTATCGGGGCCGCATTGATCGCGGCTTGGACCACTTCATTCGCAACCATTTAATCGCCCGCCGTCGTAAGGGTGACGGTCCATGTTTGGATAACCCCGGCTGCGGTCGCCGATACATCCCAAGTGGTGGCGAGGCCTGTACGGTGCGGGGCGGTGCCGTTTACCCCCTGCTGGAAAACAATCGACGTTGCAGAAGCCCCGCTCGCAATACTGACCGACGTCGCCGTGCCCCCGCTGGTCACGCTGTACGTCCACACCGCGCTCTGGGTGCAGG